AAGCCTAGATATATTCGCCCTCGGCGTTAGGATGTAATGGAATTAACAGAACTTGTCCACGAAAGAGAGTGGCGTTTATGTCGCGGTCCCGAAGATGGAACCGTAGAAGATTTATTAAATGCTTTCACACATTTTTGTGAGAACTACTGGTTTATTAAACATCCTGAGCGTGGACGAATAAAGTTTGAGATGCGTGAAGCGCAGATTGAAACCATTAGGTCTTGGATGGATAACCGCTACAGTGTTGTTCTTAAAGCGCGTCAGATTGGTTTCTCTACCTTGGCTGCTGCTTATTGTTTTTGGCTAGTGTTCTTTCAGTCCGATAGATTTGTTATTATGCTATCAAGAACTGAACGCGAAGCAATGAAGTTGCTTCAGAAGTCCAAGTATGGTTATCGTTGGATGCCTGAGTGGATGCGTGTTCGCGGTCCGCGTTTGTTGACGGACCACCAGTTGAAGATGGTGTTTGATAATGAGTCGGCTATTGAATCGTTGCCTAGTTCTAATGACCCTGCTCGTGGTGAGTCCGTATATCTTGTGGTTGTGGATGAGATGGCGTTCTTACCTAATCCTGACGAAGCGTGGGCGAGTATTGAACCGATTGCTGATGTCGGTGGACGAGTTATCTGCTTGTCCACCGCTAACGGTTCAGGAAATTTCTTTCATAAATTGTGGGTCGGGTCGCAAACGGGAACTAATCTTTTCCGAGGAGTCTTTTGGGCGTGGGATGCAGGTGACCGTAATCAAGACTGGTATGAAGTAAAGAAAAAATCTTTACCTGATTGGCAGTTGCATCAGGAATATCCGCGTTCACCTGAGGAAGCGTTTATTAAGTCAGGTAATCCTGTGTTTGATTTGGATGTTGTGGGGGCTATGGTGGCTTCTGAACCTAATTGTGGACACATTGTACCTAATGATGGGTTTGTCGTCGCTACTGATGGTCCTATGCGTGTTTGGGAGTACCCTGAGTTGAATGAGACTTATGTAATTGGGGCGGATGTCGCGGAAGGTTTATCTTACGGCGACTATAGTTCCGCCCATATCATTAACGCTAGGACGGGGATGGTTGTAGCCCACTATCATGCTCGTATTGAACCTGACTTGTTTGGCGAAATGCTATCAGAAATTGGTTGGTTTTATAACAGTGCTTTGTTGGGTGTAGAAAATAACAATCATGGTCTAACCACTCTCAAGGCTATTCAGCGGTATGGGTATCAGAACATTTATCGCCAACGCAGGTTGGCTCATGCTCGCCCTGTTCCTACAGAGATTCTTGGTTGGCGTACCACTAGTTCTTCTAAGCCTTTGATGATTGATGAGTTGTCTGCGGCTATCCGTAATGAGGATTTGGATTTGTGTTGCGAGTATACGATTGGGGAGTTACGAACTTTTGTTCGTAAGGAGAATGGTCGTATGTCGGGTTCCCCTCATGATGACCGTGTTATCTCTTTGGCTATTGCTAATCAGATGTTGAAGTTTGTTTATTTACCTGAGTATTATGTGGGTGAAACTATCCCTAGGAACTCGTTGGCTTGGTGGGAGCAGTTTCTACAGAAACCTGATATGCCCAAGAATCAGCCGATTGGTGCATATAATGTTCGGCATGGTGCAGGAATCACACGGTAACGAACGATTGTCCCATTGGTATGACTAGTTATCGTTGTGAACAATGTGATAAAGTGGAAGTTGTTGATATGATTCCACGCCGAGGCAAAGTTTGTTTCGGTTGCCATATCAAAGGTATTCGCCTAGGGTTCAAGCATGGTCAAGAGGACTTTCATGGTCCAACAATTAAGGAACGACAGGATAAAACTATTGCCGATGCTCGCGCTAACGGCTTGAATCCTGAGCCTGTTGGGACTAAGTGGATTTAATATGTGGGCTATCCCTGTTGTTGTTGCTTTGATTGGCGGACCCTTAATGTGGTTTCTAACCAAGTTTGATAAGCGGAATACGCAGCAACATGGGGCTAATATGAATGTTCTAAAAAATATTGAAGTTAAAATAGATAAGATTGATGACCGTCTTGACGGTCATATTGATTGGCACGCACACAACAAGGATGGTATGAAATGACATATAAGGAAGCATTGAAACGGGCTGTGGCTACATTTGTGGCTGGGGCTACCGCCGCACCACTAACTAGTGCGCTTGTTGGTATCTCTTTCTTTAAGGCTGCTGCCGTTGCAGGTGTTATTGCGGTATGGAACTTTGTTGCTAGGTCTGCTCAAGCATGGAAGGCTACTGATGGCTCGTCCCTCTAATTATGATTTGCTTGCGCGTTACCGCAAGAAAATCAGTGCTTCTAAAAAGTGGCGTAAAGAAGAATCATATGACGAAACTTGGAAGCGTCTAGTTGACTTATATCGTGGACGACATTACGAACACTTTACAGACGAGGACCGTATCCTAGTTAATATGGCGTTCTCTACTGTGAATGTTATTGCTCCTAGTATTTCTGTTAACTATCCTAAGATTACTGTTAGTGCTGTTGAACCTGATAATGCTGCTCAGGCTATTATTGCTGAGGCTGTAGTTAATTACTGGTGGAAGCATCGGGATATTAAAAGCCAGTTTCGTCGTGGTGTTAAAGACCTACTGATTGTTGGTCACTCTTGGATGAAGGTCGGCTATAAGTATGTTGAGGAAGAACGCATTGGTGATGACGAAGATGTCAACGACCCTAATGTTGCTGAGAACTATACGCAAACAACCTATAATGTTTTAGAGGACGCTCCATTTGTGGAGCGTGTGTCACCATTTGATGTGTTTGTTGACCCTGATGGTACAAGCATGGATGATATTAAATGGATTGCTCATCGTGTCCGTCGCCCTATCCGTGATGTACGCACAGACAAACGATATAATCGTTCTGCTCGTGAAGATATTTCTGCTATTTCTTTTTCTCGTTATAGTACAGATGAGCCTACTCATCGTAAAGTAAATGACCGAGATGAAGGTTATGCTGATATCTTTGAGTTCTATGACTTGCGCAATAATACTGTTAGTGTGTTCGCTGAAAGTGCTGACACATTCCTAATTAAACCACAGAAGATGCCTTATGCTTTTGGTCATCCTTTTGTTATGCTACGCAACTATGATGTTCCTGACCAGTTCTATCCTATTGGTGACCTTGAGGCTATTGAGCCGCTGCAACGAGAACTTAATAGTACACGCTCACAGATGATGAATCATCGTAAGCGTTATGCTCGTAAATATTTATATCGTGAAACATCTCTTGATTCTAATGGTCGTGCTGCTATGGAATCAGATGAAGATAATGTTATGATTCCTGTTATTGGTGACGCACCATTGGGTGATGTTGTTGCTCCGTTCCCTGCACTGATTAACCCACCCGAATTCTATAACCAGTCAGCAATGATTGAACAAGATATTAACTCTATTAGTGGTGTTGCAGAGTTCATGCGTGGCAGTGTGTCGGAAATCCGACGCACCGCAACAGAAGTAGGATTGCTACAAGATGCTGCAAACGCGAGGACAGCAGACAAGTTGGCTACTATTGAACATGGTATTGCACAAATTGGTCGTCGTCTACTAGGGTTGTCCCAGCAGTTTTTGACTGGCACTCAGGTTGCTAGAATTACTGGCAAGGATGGTCAGCCAGTATGGATTAAGTATGACCGTGAATATATTGCTGGCGAGTTTGACTTTGAAGTTGTTGGTGGTTCTACGATGCCTAACAACGAGTCTGCTCGTCGCGCTCAAGCCGCCGACATGGTTCAAACCTTAGCCCCATTCGCTAGTGCAGGAATCTTGGATATGGCTAAGATAGCAGCCTATGTTTTGCAGACAGGATTTGGCATTAAGAACCCTGAGTCCTTCTTGTCCGCGCCCGCTCCAGCACAACCCGAACTTGCTGGTCCTGCACCTGAGCAAGTTTCTGCAGAAACATTACCTATGGACGGTATGCCACCTATGGGTGGCGCACCGTCTGAGCAGTTACCTCCCGAATTGTTGGCTATGCTGGCTGGTCAACAAGGTGGTGGCGCACCTTCTATGGGTGGTATGCCACCAATGATACCACCTATAGGTATGTAACGAACGCTTGTTCTATAAGTAGAGCAACCATAATTGGACTCTAGTATAGGGAGAAATACCTTGGAAAACATAGAAGCCGTAACAGCCGCCCCCGAAATGGGACAAGTGGAAGCAACGGAAGTTGGTAGTGTAACTGAGTCTAGTACTCCTAGTTATGACTACATCAATGTTGATGAACTTGGAGACAAGTATGTCAAAGTTAAAGTTGATGGGTCAGAGTTAGATGTGCCAGTCAAAGAAGCACTTAGCGGATATCAGCGTCAAGCGGATTATACTCGTAAGACACAGGAATTGGCTAGCCAACGAGAAAGCCTACAGTTTGCACAGACAATCGCACAGGCATTAGAGCAAGACCCAACAGGTACTATTGAACTTTTGGGTCGGCACTACGGAACGGGTAATCAGCCCGTCAACCAGCAGCCTAGTGTGCCAGAATTTGCAGACCCTTTGGAACAGCAAGTGTGGGAGATGAATCAGAAGATTCAATCTTTTGAACAATCTCAAGCACAGGCTCAACTGGAGAAAGAAATCAACAGGCTTAGTACGCAATACCAAGATTTTAACGCATCCGAAGTAATCAATGCGGCTTTACGAATGGGTACTGACAACTTAGAGGCGGTCTATAAACAAATGTCTTATGACCGTTTACTACAAGAAGTTAATACTTACCGTCAGGCTAATAACATTGCGGTTACTAAGGAGCAAGAAATCATAGATGCTAAACGCAATGCGGCTTTTGTTGCTGGTGGAGCGTCTGCTAATGGTGGGGCTACGGAACCTGTTGGAAAAATATCATCTGTTCAAGACGCTTGGCTGGCGGCTAAACGACAGATGGGAATGTAAACCAAACAAACTCACTCTACTAGGAGACTATTATGTCAAACCCAAACTTTGATGCGCTGCTCTCAACAACGCTTGAAAAATACCGCGACCAAATGACGGACAATGTGTTCACTGCCCGTCCCTTAACTTACTTCTTGACCGACAAGGGTCGTATCCGTATGATTGACGGTGGAACGAAGATTGTTGAACCGTTGATTTACGGTCAGAACACCACTGTTTCGTCATACTCAGGTTACGATACTATTGCGCTTACGGCACAAACTGGTATCACTGCCGCAGAATACGAATGGAAGCAGTACGCTGCGTCCATCGCCATCTCAGGTATTGAAGAAGCGAAGAACAACGGCGATGCCGCAATCTTGAATCTTCTTGAAGCCAAAGTTATGCAGGCTGAAGAATCATTGCGTGAAGGTTTCAACACCATGTTCTATGGTGATGGTACTGGCAACAGCGGAAAAAACTGGAACGGTCTTGGTAACCTCGTTGAGGCTGCTGGTACTGTTGGTGGAATCAACCGTGCTACGGCAGGTAACGAGTACTGGCGTTCATATGAGGAAAACACTGCTGGTGCTTTGACTCTTGCTCAGATGGCTACGGCGTACAACAGCGTGTCTGTTGGTAACGACCACCCCGATATGGTTCTGACCACGCAGACTTTGTTTGAAAAGTATGAGTCGTTGCTTCAGCCACAACTTCGTTACACTGACGCTAAGACTGCAGATGCTGGATTCCAGAACCTGTTGTTCAAGGCTGCTCCTGTAACTTTTGATGTTGGTTGTACTGCTGGTGTCATGTACTTCTTGAATAGCAAGTACCTGACCTTGGTTGGTCACTCAGGTAAGTGGTTCTCACAAACCGAGTTTGTGCGTCCCGAAAACTTGGATGCCCGTTACGCTTTGATTATGTGCTACGGTAACCTTACGGTCCGTAACGCTAAGAAGCAAGGTAAACTTACCGCTAAAACTGCGTAAGTTATCTTTAGTGGTCACTGCCGAGGGGATGAAGCCCCTCGGTACACCTCTGCTAGTTAATAACGAACGATTTACTCATAGTATGAACAAATCGCAATCAGTACCAGCATATTCGTTATATGGTGTGCCACAAAACAATCAACGACTAAGTGCTATTAGTGGGTCGCGGATTGCTCCGCCATCTGCCCCATATGTGGGTCGTGGAAACAAATGTTCAGGCAACGAGGACACCTGTGAGGGTATGCGTGCTAAGGGGACAGAGTTCTGTATGGGTCACCTTAGGTCGGTTAAGAAAGTTTCTGTAGAAACAAAGGCGGTGGATGATGTCTCAAGTACGGATGACACGGACTGATATCATTAACTCTGTCCGCGAGATTACTGAAATGGATTCATCCGATGTTTCGGATGCAATCCTACAGTTGTATATTCGTGATGGATATAATCGTATTATTGATTTGGAACGACGATGGAACTTCCTTGAAGTTTCATTTAGTATGACAACTACTACTAATCAGCAGGCGTACACTATTAATGATTTTACTGCAGATGATGTGCGTGAAGTTGTTTCTATTCTTGACCAAGATAATGCTCGTCTAGATTATATTTCTTATGATGTTGCTGAGGAACAGTTCCTAGTTTCTGAAGAATCTTTTAGTGACCCACAGTTTTATTCTATGTGGGCTGACCAAATACATTTGTTTCCTGTGCCATCTAGTGCCATTACTTTGCTTGTGCGTGGTTATCGTGCGCCTAATGATTGGGTAACTAGTGATACGATTGTTGATGGTCCTGATGCGTTTGACATTCCTTTAGTTTATTATGTGGTTAGTCGCGTGTATCAGGCTCAAGAGGAAGCGCAAACTGCCGCTATCTATCAGGGTTCTTTCAATGAGGCTATTGCTATTGCACGCAAGGACTTGACTCGTCCTCCTAGTGCTGCTCCTACGGTGTTCGCTGGTGGTCCGCGTATGCGCCGTTGGAAGGGTAGCGACTGGAATAGTTATTCGTGATTAATGGTATTAGGGTTGACGATTTTACTGGTGGTTTGAATCTTGATTCAAACTCTTTTCGTGTTAACCCTAATCAAACTGGTGACTTGCTTAATGTTGACTTGAATCCTAAGGGTGGTGTTTCTTCGCGTTGGGGTTACTCTAGGTTGAACACTACTGCTATTGGTGGTTTGTCTGCTGGTAGTTTTTATCCTAATGGTTTATATAACTGGTCAGGTGTAAGCAAATATATTATGCTTGCCGCTAATGATGGCATATATTATTCTAGTGGCGGTAACTTTACTAGTTTGTCTTTGGCTACTAGCAATGAGTTTGGTGCTAGTTTTTCTAGTTGGGCTAGAGAAGATGATAGTGTCCTGTATATTGCTAGAGGTGCTAGTTATGTTTCTTCTAAATGGGATGGTACTAGTGTTACTAGTTTGACCGCTAGTGGTGGTGTTGCTGGTGTTACTGAATGGCAGGATGATTTAACTAGCCCTGCGGGTGTTCATTGTCCTAAGGCTGAATATGTTGCTACTCATGCTGAGCGTTTGTGGGTTGCTGGTACTACTGAGGGTTCTAGTACTTATCCTAATCGGGTGCGTTTCTCACACCCGTTGTTTCCTGAGTCTTGGAGAGAAGATGACTATATAGATATTGTTGCTGGTGGTTCTAAGATTACTGGTATTGTTCCTTTTGGTGGTCATCTAATTGTTTTCAAAAAGAACTCTATGTGGGCTATCTATGGTTATAGCGAGGACACATTTCAGGTTGTAGAATTATCTAACCGTCTTGGTGCTATTTCCCCTAGGGCT